GTATTTACATTTTATATAATATTTTTCTCTTTTGATTGACTGACTTTCAAAAATACTAAATTCGTCAACAATATCAATTATAAGTGGAATATGTTTTCTTTCACAGGGTTTATCCCTTAATATTCTCCCACATGACTGTATAATATCTGATTTAGGAGATGCTAGAACAAGTGTATCTAGTCCTTTTATATCAAGACCTTCTTGACTCATTTGATAAGTTCCAAGAATAATATCAGCTGTTTCACTTTCTTTTAATTGTTCTTGTTTCATTCCACCATAGTAATATCCACATTTATAAGAATTAGACAGTTCAGAGTATATATATTGTAGTTGAGAACGCCTGTCCGATAGTACAAGAATTTTGCGAGTACTATCCTTTGACAGAGTATCCTTTATTGTATTCACTACAAATAAATTTCTTTTTACAGATTCACAAATATTATTAATCATTTTTGAAATGTTAAGTTTTCCGTTTGAAAGTGTTTCAATCCTTGAATATTCTATATCATCACAATCAAATATACATTTATTTACATATACATCATCTAATCTGCTTTTTATCTTGTATACAACATTTCCAATATGCCAAATAAATACTTTAGATAGTCCATCTTTTCTATTTAGTGTAGCTGATAAACCAAGTGAATATTTAAAATTAACTTTGTCTAAAGCGCGTGAAAATATTTCAGCACCAGTTCTATGTATTTCATCAACAATTACGTATCCAAAAGAATCAAAAACTGTCTTGTCGTATTCTTTCATGCTTAAACTTTGTAACAGCCCTATTACAATATCTTTATCTTCAATATCAATAGTTTTACCTTGTATTAAGCCAATACGTGCATCAGGTGCAAACATTGAAATTCTTTCATGCCACTGCTGTACTAAAAATTCTTTATGTACAATAACAAGAGTTTTTTTTCGAAGTGCACAAATTGTGTATATAGCTATTGCCGTTTTTCCGAATGCGCATGGTAAATTAAGAATACCTCCCATTTTTGTTTCATCATTACATGCTTTTAAAAATTCTTTTACGGGAGGTTTTTGTTCATCCCGGAGTTTGCCGTTAAAACTTATGTTTATATCTTGACCTTCTTGTATATTATTTTTGTTTGGAATTCCAAATTTATTTAAACCATAAATTTTTGGAACATATATTCTTTTTTCACTTTCTTTCCATAATGGAAAGCTTTTTTGATTTGTAAAGTTTTTGTTATAAACTGTTTGAGGACTTACAGTTAAATCTTTAATGATCTCTTTAATCTCATTTTGATCTAGTTTCTTTTTAAGAATACCATATCCAAGATGTGATATAGATGTCATTTTATGTATAGTTTAAGATTGATTATATTCATTTTTATATTATATGATCTCTTTAATTATCAAACTTATTTTGATACTTTATATCATAATATCACCTATTATAAGCTATTCACCAATACAAAATTATACAAAATATAATACATTTATTTATTTGTTCATTATACTTTCTTTAATAGTTTGTATAACATATGATGCAACAATTGGACTATTAATGATGGTAATTTTACTTACACTTGTATTCAAAAGATCTAACTACAATCACCTTTTTTAGGAATACCATTATCACCAAAATAAAATTTATTCCAATCTGTCTTTCTTCTACTTGAATTGTTACGAACGTATAGGAATAAAAGTAATATGTATATAGTTATTACAATCCCTATAATAATCCATGTTATTGTTGGTGAAAGAAGTGGAGGATCGTATTTATAAGTAAACACTAAAAGTATTCCAAAAACACTTATAATGAATATTGCAAATAAAAGTACAGTGCGAACAAACTTGTAATAATGAATATCATATAATTTTAGTTGATATTTTTGCCTATATTTCATAATCCTATTTCTTGCAGTTTCTGATAGTTCATTAATTTGTTCTTCTTGCATTGTCATGACATGATTTATGTACATGTTAGTGTTGTATAATTCGTTTTGAAATGCCATACTTTCTGTGTTTGTTAGATATGCTCCAATTTCTGTATTAAGAGCTGTTTCGAAACTATTTGTAATGTTTGATAGTTTAGTTTGGTCAATTTTATCCATGCTACTAGTCAAGAAGTTCGCATTGTTCATATCAGATTCAGCGATAGCTTTTCTGATATCGTTTGTCGTTCTTTGAGTATCACTTATGTAATAAGTAGGAGTTTCTATATTTGCCATTTGTATTTGTTCAGAAAAAAATGATATAAAACCATATATAATAGTAATAAACATGAACGAAACACAACTATGTCAATCATTTGCGGTGGTACTGGATATGTTGGAGGCTAGAGGAGTTGATGTAACAAGTGTCCGAGAAACTTATAGTTTGGATGAATTATCCCAGACATATTTGTGTAATTCTCCATCATATGTTACAATTTCTACTGATAATCGACAGTATAAGATATTTTATTTCAATCATTCACAATATAAAAAGCACATCAAAACATTTAATTTTGAAGAAGAAGATTCAAGCATGGTTTATCATATTGTTATATTGACTGAAAAGCTGAACCATACAATTACAAAATCTAATTCAATTTATAAAGAACATAAGATTAAATTTCAAATGTTTCATATTAATGAAGTTTTAATAAATATAAGTAAACATCATCTTGTACCAAAACATGAAATTTTAACAAAAAAAGAAGAACAATCAATAGTTTCTCAGTATATGTTGACAAAAATTCATTTACCATGGATTTTAAAAACAGATCCTATGGCTAAGTTTCTTGGTTTAGAAGCAGGTCAAATAGTAAAAATCACACATCCAAGTCCAACTAATGGCGAATACATATCATATAGAACATGTGTTTAATTTAATTTTCTACATGTAATTCAATAATGTCTTGGAAGCCAACATTGAATTTTTCTAATCACATAAACAACGACCATGAAGAATTTTTAAAAATAGTGAAAACATCTACAGATTTTTGTAAGGAAACGTATTTCTGGGGCTTACTAACAAATACTAATGGAAGAATAGGAACTGTATCAGATATTGATTCTTTTTTAAGAACCATTACTAATACAACAAATGAAAATAATGGACTATATGATTTACAACCAAAGTTTAATAATAACAATGATTATACAAGTAGTCCAGCTATTAAAGTAACTGATAAATTCTTAAAATATTTTGATTCTCCAACAAGAATCATAAGTTGTTCTGATCCTGATGAATATTTATATAGTATAAAAAGTTTATGTGATGCTTTTTTTGAACATTACACATCCAATTCTGGATTGAGTATAAATATGTTTAAATATAACATAATTACATTAGAACTTATTAGTAAAATTTATAATGAAGTTCCATTTCAATCAGATGATGGTACATTAAATGGATTTTTAATGAGTATAAAATCATATATATCTTCAGTTCATGTACCTTCTTACTATCAGTCTGACTTTAATAAAACTATTAAAAATATAATATATGCTTCATATTATCCATACTTTATATTTTTATATATACTATCATTCATAGGAAGTAAAAGGGAATCATCTTCTTACAAAATTTCAAGAAAAGCAAAATTAGCTTGTTATTTATTTATTGCTCATATATCATATATATTATATCAAACAATTTCACATTATAATCCGCCTTCTGACCAAGTGAATGATTATAACAATAAAAAGGTATTACTTCAACAAATAATGGCCAATGTTTCAGTAAATATATTAGAAAAAGAAAGTACTAGTTATGATACAAACAAAGATGAATGGATGAAAAAGCTAAATGAACTATCACAAGATAATGTTAATATGAATAAAAAATTACTATCTGATAATGAAAAATATGAAAGATATAAACAAAATGTACTTTCTGCATCTAATACAGAATATTCAATAGAAAAACAATACAAATCATCTGCCTTCTGGATGATTTTTCACATATGGTTCTTTATCATACTTCTTATTATAGTAATTGTTATTATTTTGATACCCAAAAATGTAGTTCCCAATGATTACGATTCATTAGCAATGTTTATCATATGTGGTATTACAGCATTATATACATTAACAATGGGATTTATTGGTGTACTGCGAATGTTAAAGTGAATTACATATTTGATTATAATAATCAATACCATATGTATTAATAAACCAGTTTTCTACTAATTCACGTTTCATAGTAAATGTCATTGTTTTTTTATATTTGTCTATAACATTGTCATTTATAAGAATATCAAAAAATAAATCAGCTGTATCATCTTCATTTAGACCCAGGCTACAAATATATTCTTTTAATTTTATTGAATGATTATTTTTTCCATACATAAACATTTGTTTATAAATTTTGTCTACTTCATCAATAATATGTTTTAGTTTCATTTCTAAATTTAAAGAAGAAGAATATACAACTAATTATAATTATCAATATGAGACAAATGTTTAACCATTTTATTTTGTAAAACACATCATGTCTGCAAGAGAATTGTTTTATAGAATCCGTGGAAGTGTCATCTAAAACAATACTTTTAATTTTTTCAATAAAAGTATTTTGTATATTTGTACCATACTGAGGATCTTGATAAAATAATTGCGGATATACCATATAACCTATAAGATTGTTATCCTTCAAACAATTAGAATACATATGATCCAATGCAGAATTATATTTTCCAATACATTTGTTTATTTTATTAATTGAACTCAAGTTATACATGATTGATGCAGTACATAGAGGATTATGTACCTTGTACAAATAATCATTATATAATTTTTTCTTATTACAAGACTCATAACAGTATTCAAAATATACCATGTCCCATTCAGGAGGAAGATTATCAATTACATCTATAATTTTATGCCGGACATATTCGGGAGTATTGAGTATCGTTATATCATCTTCTAATATAATACATTTATCTAAGTTATTTTGTTTTGCCGAAAAAAGAATCTGTTGAACTGTTTTGATTAATGATAATTCGTTATTTGAAACATTTGCTGATGTATTTATATTTACTGGAACAACAAAATCATAATCTGTTATAGATAACAAGTTCATAAGTTGTATCATATTTAACTTCCTATCTTTCCTTTCTTCCAAATTAATAATAAAAACAAATGGAATAGTCATATTTATTTATATATTATATTAATTCACTATTTTTAAAAGTCAATATCATCATCATTTTCTATAATTGTTTTAGCATATCTATTTCGAATCTTGAAACCCTTGAATGTAATACAACCACCATTTCTAATACCCTTACCCATCTTTCTTTCTAATACCTTGACAAATTCATTCTTCTTAGGTACCTTGAATGGTACATTATCATCACGAACCCAATTCTTCAATTCAGTAAATGCATCATCAGCTGATAAGAACGAATTATTACTCTTTTCAATACATAGTTGAATGAAATGAGACATATGATCATTATTATTTTGATATTCACGTGTACACATAAGAACATCCTCAGGTTCTGATATAGGACCAGCTTGAACTATCGGGTAATATACGTTCAATAACATTGAAATGAAATGTTCTTTCCATATATCAAACTTGGATGATAATTCTAAATCAATTGGAAATTCATTATCTTCTTTAGGATTATCTACAAATTTAGATGTAAATTCAATAACACGAATCCTTCTCCATGTACCTCCATCATCGCTTGGCACACTTGGTAAATGATTGCAAAGTAGAATCAATTTATATTGAGGTTTGTATTCTATGGGATCTTTATATAATGCACGACACATGATTGTATCTCCTCCTGTTAATTCTTTCATAAGACCAACTTGTAATTTTTCATCTTCACTTGGTTCTTGTAAAACAGCAAGTCTTCTTCCTTTAGCTCGTGCAAGTTCTCCAGTTGCTGCATTAGATGCAGCTCTTTTTTGTGTCAAAAGTGTGATTGGAAACTTGCATGTATATTGACCAATCGCTTTTTCAAACAATTCTACACATACTGATTTACCATTTGAATTATGTGTGACAATACAATTATCCATCATATATCTATGATTTCCATCAAGTTGGAATCCAAAATAATCATCAACACCATGTTTTTCAACTACAAAGTCAATGCATTCTTCTTCATTTTCAACATATATTGTATCATGTATTTGATAACATACATCACCTATAGTTCTAATGAGATATAAAGTATCTTTTAATAATTGATTATTTGATATCCTGAAACTGTAACCATTTTCAGTTTCTGTAATGTCATAATAAATTAATGCAGACATTAATACTTTTCTGTTGAATCTTGAAGTATTTATATATTCTATTGGAATGAACTTCTTATCATTACTTAGTCCATAATATTTTAAGTTTGCTTGAAATTTATCATCAATATATTGATCATCTAGTATACCAATAAGCCATTGACCTAATAAAAATGGATGGATTTTTAATAGATTTTGATTGATAGAAACATCAAAATTAATTTTTTTAGGTCTAAACAATCTAAAATTACCATTTCCCATCATATTTATATATTTCAAATATTCTCCTACTTTAATATCTATGATATCATTTTCTTTAATCACACTTGGAGTTTGTTGCAATATATTGTTATTATAATATTCTGCCAAAACAAAACTATTGAATGCTTTTGAACTTTGTTTAAGAAACATATTTTCATCATATTCATACCAATTTAATATGTATTTTTCTTCTTTAGAAATTTTGTTCATAAATTTTCTGATTTCCCAAGAATTTTTAATCTTTAAACTCAATATATGATCTGTATTAACAATAAATGACTCATTTGTACTCGTTTTTATATTCCACATGTCTGATTTACCTCTGAATAAATCAGATACATTCCTGATCGTGTTATCATCTCCCATTAGCTTATCACCTATCACAATATCTTCTACATTTTTCGTATTTCCATCATACATAATTACTTTTGTACCTTTTGCATGGCATCCTGAACCAGTCCAAATATGAAATTTTTGATCTTTAATATGCCCTGATAAGAAGCTAGCAAACAATGACAGTAAATATGTTCTCTTGCATTCTTTAGGCTGAACTTGTTCAAAGAACTTGTTAATTTCTTTGACAACGTTATGAGATGCATCAAAATTAATATAATTGCACCCAGTACTGAAACTCAAATAATCTTCTGGTCTTCCTTCTCTGAATTCATTTAAGTTCATATCATATACTCCATTTTCAAAGCAAAGTAAATGAGGTGCACTATCTAATTTTTCTTCAAATTTGCAAGTATAAAACATTTCAGCACATTCTTTCATGATATTTTCCTTATAATTTGTATTTTTCAACTTCATAGACAATTCGATTAATTTTTTTGACTGTTCCTGTAATTTTTCTTGATCTTGTTCATCCGAAATTTGAACTGCTTTTGATTGCAAAGACGAAGAAGCTGAAGCATATTCTCTCCATACATCAGTACTAATCTTTTGTCTCAACGAATATCCACTGTCACATTCATGCCATCTGTGGTTCTTAAATTCATACCAAACTTTGTTACGAATACCAGCACATACAAATTGATATCGAAACATGTTGTAAACAACACATGCAACATCAAAGTGTGACATACTTAAAGACTTCAAAATTAAATTTTGTAAATTTTGTCTTAGAATTTTTGCATATTCTTCTGGATTATCATTTTTAGCCCACATGTATAGCGTTCCAGTTCCAAGACCTCCTCCTGATTTCATGTTAGCCCATTTTTTCTCACATTCGCCTTCAATAAATTTAGATGACTTTTTACTGAAATTCACCCATACATCTAGCAACCTCTCGTCAATGTTGTGTAGACACCATCCTAGTCTAACCCATTCATCATATGATTCAGCTCTCTGAATATTCAAAATATCCACCAATTTAACAACAATATCAGCTTCTTGGTCTGTTAAAACAGACTTTGAGCTATTGCTTTTGTTTGATGAAGCAGGCACGATGTCCATATTTGACTTCTTTTCAAATGAAGCTTCAATATTTAATATGTTATCAATTTTTTCTTGTTTAATCATGTTACATTTAGTTTTATTTCTGATGGAAAATAACTTTACCTTTTCAAGCGTTGTCATTTCAATATCTTTAACTGGATTTATATACTTTCCTTGGTTGTTGTATTGAAGGGCGTATTTTATTTTATATGGTAAATTATCAGGTTTCTTACTTCCATACATCATCCACGCGTTCTTATAGATGATTAGTTCATCAATTGCATTCTCAAGCGTATTTGTACATTTCATTTCATCAAATACTTTCTTGATACGCGAATCAGATAAAACAATATCTCGTAAATATATTTGAACAGCTGGTCTTGTAACAATGTCTGGAATAATTATATGGATCCCGTCTTTCAAGATGTTTGAAGAAACAATTGGCTCTTTTTTTTCAAAAACATAGACAGTAATGTCTTTGTCAATATCGACAAGTTCAACAATAGATTCCATATATACATCTACAATTGTTTTGATGTCATTATAAGTATATTGTCTTTCTTTAACAACATTATAATCAAATCGCAAATCAATGTCGACTATGACGGGAGAGATTGACTTGTGCTTTTCCATTATACAAACATTTTCTTTTGATTTGATTGCTTGCGAATACTCATTATAGAATATATCAACTTGTTCAGAAGGAATGAAATATTTTCCTTTTGTTGTACCCATTCCAACATGTGAATATATATTGTGTTTGTCAACACGATAAGTATTCAAAAAGCTGATAAAATTCATCTTTATTCGATAAGTTCAAAAACGGTTATTTTAATAAACATATCAAATTTTTAAATACAAAATTAATCTTTTTAAATATATATTAGATGTCAAATTCCTCTTTATCTAAGAATTTTATATGTTCTCCATCTAGATTGAAAAATTTTAAAAAGAATAATAGCTGTTTCTTACCAAATGAATTAGAAACAATTAGTCAATCTTTAAATATTAATATACAAAATACTTCAGATAAAAAAGATACAATAAAAAAACTATCAAATAATAAATGTACAGATGAAGCATGTTTAATAAAAATAGATCATCTTCAAGAACATCTAAAACATATATTCAAACCAAAAAAACCGAATTCGTGGTATAATAATAAAAAAGAATGGTTGTCAAATCAAGACATAGAAATTGTACTTGAACAATATAATAGTTCCGATTTTTCATTTATAGGAGTTTTTCCTATCAATTTTGCCGAAAGAATAAATGACCAATGTGTTTCAAATAAAATATGTAATGTACCAAGGTTATTAGACCAGCTATTTAAAGAAAAAAAGAAGTGTTTTGGAATTGTTTTTAATTTAGATAGACATGACCAAAGCGGGTCTCATTGGGTTTCTATGTTTTGTTCTATTGATCCATCGAGTTCAATGTATGGTATTTTTTATTATGATTCAATTGCGATGAAACCGAGACAAGAATTCATTAATTTTATGAGAGAAGTTAATATGTATATTTTACAACATCAAAAGACAAAAAGAAAATTTAGGGTTCAATACAATAAAGTTAGAAAACAATTTAAAAATACAGAATGTGGTGTATATTCAATAGTATGTATTATAATGTGTCTTGAAAATATGAAAAAGAAAAAGTTCAAACACATATGCAAAAGTATGTATCATGATGATTTGATGAATGAATTACGAGATATTTTATTTATATCATTAATTTAATCATTTTAAAAATATTTTTAAAAATAAATGAACTATTATTACACTGCTCAAGGAACCATTGAACAATTTGTTCAACCATACACATCAACAAATACTAACGGAGACATGTTTTTAATTGATATAGTCAAGGTTTACAATGAATTGCAAAATATAAATATTCCATATAAATGGGAAGAACATATAGAAAACATAAAAGATTATAAATTTAAATACCCAAACAAAGAAGTAAACTTTCATATGCAAGAATTAATTAGAAAACACAAACATCACTTTGAAAATAAAGGAAGCTTTTTAGATGATTTAATGAAAATAATAAAAGAACGAGAAAAAAAGAATCAAGAAGTAAATAGAATGAATGTAATGAAAGAAAATACAAATAATAAATTGTTAGTTGATAATAGACAGAAAAAACAAGAATTACACGATATTATTCTAAAATTAAAAAATGAACAAAATAGTTTAGACATTAAGATAAATGAACATATCAGAGAATTGTCAAAATTATAACCAAATGTCAACATTAGTTTGTTTCACAGATGGTGCATGCTTTAACAATGGAAAAAAAACAGCAAAGGCGTCTTTTGCTGTTGTATGGCCTGATTTACCAGAATATAATTATTCTCAGTTGCTAGAAGGTGTTACACAAACTAACAATAGAGCAGAATACAGTGGATTTATTAAAGCCTTTCAAATTGCTGATATAATTGACTCTAATAGAGAAAAAGAATTAATAGTCTACACGGATAGTATGTTGCTTATAAATTCAGTGACAAAGTGGATGAAAAATTGGAAAAAAAAAGACTGGAAAAAATCGAATGGAGAAATTGTACTTAATATAGATTTACTGAAAACTATAGATTTTTTAACACAAACAAGAAAGTTTGCGATGCATCATGTTAGGGCTCATACGAAAAATACAGATTGGATGTCATTGAATAATAAAAAAGTGGATGAACTTGCTAAGAAAGCTTTGATGTAATTGTTTCATTTTTATGATAAAGGTAGTGTATTTCAAGTCTTTGTTTCCTTCCTGGTCTTTGAGCTCTTCCAATTACTTGTTTTACCATGTATGGATTTATTTTATGTAAAAACAGTATATGTGTTGTGTTTTCTAAATTTAGTCCACAACCATCTCTCATAGAATTTATGAATAAAATTTGACATTCAGGAATATTTTTATATTTATAAACAGCTTTTTCATTAAGATGTGTAGTTCCATCACTCATCGATGCAAAATCAATATTTTTATTTTTTAATACATTGATTATGATATCAAATACATAATCATCATCACTAAATATAATCCATTTTTGATATTTATTTTTTTCAATGCATTCTATGTAATCTTGAATTTTTTCAAGTTTTGAAGGTTTTTCTTCAACATAAGATGCTATATTCTCTGTAATAGTTTTTATATTTTTTTGTAATTTTACAATATTATCTTCGTATTCTGGTAATTCATCTCTCATTAACTCACAAAATTCTAATTCTTTTTTGTAAGAATTCAAAAGTTGATCAGCATATTTTCGCATAGTAGTGACTTCGTCTGGACTAATAAGACATGTATTTTTGGATACAAACTTTTTAAAATTCAATGCATTTAATAACATTATATCATTTTCAGAAAGTTTTCTCAATTGGTTCTTCTAAAACAATTGTACAATTTATTATTTCTGGAGTACATTTACATATACAGTGTTCAATATTATCTTTTTTTATTTTGAATGGACCAATACTTGTATGTCTTTCTACATCAAATGATGCAGACAAAAGCCACAGTTTATTGCATTCTGGTATATTATAAAATAGATTTGTTGCTGTGTCTACTTCATCAATTATAACACGTTCTATTTGAGTTTCAATATTAATGTCCTTTTTTAAAGAAGCTAGAGCACTTGTTAATGGATCTATAAAAAATGTATTAGTAATTATAAGTTGTATATCTTCAAAAATTTTGTTTGATTTCCAAATAGCAACAGTATCACTATAAGAAGATATATTATAAAACTTAAATGTGTCTTTTTTGAAGTACGTATTTATTGCTTTTATCCATTCATGTTGAAGATTTGGAGGCACAACAAGAATATTTGTAGACTTACTCATTGCAATTAACGACAACATGACAAGTGTTTTTCCTGTACCTGGAGGATCATTCATAATACCAAGATATGCTTTTTTACGCAAGTTTTCTTTTTCTTTGTATCTTTCTTCATTTGTAGGAGATATATCCACAGTACATGTGCATTTTGTTTCAATATCTAAACATTTTTGCACCATCATTTTTTGATGTTTCCACAACGTAATGTTTGTATTGGGTAAATCAGATATAGTAGATGATTGATCATTTATTAAAAATGTCATAATTCTTTGATATAATTTTATATCTTAAAGTAATTTACATAAATATAACGTATTAATATAATTCATGGAGGAATACAAATATTTAGATTTGTTAAACGATATCCTAAATAATGGATCAGAAAGAAATGATCGCACATGTACAGGAACTATTTCTGTCTTTGCTAGACAATTACGTTTCAACATAAGTAATGGTATATGTCCAGTTCTTACTACTAAAAAAGTACCATGGAAACATTGTATTGAAGAATTGTTGTGGTTCTTACGCGGTGATACAGACTCTAAAAAGCTAGAAAGCAAAGGTGTGAAAATTTGGAAAGGCAATAGTTCACGCGAATTCTTAGACAATCGTTCTCTTAACCATTTACAAGAAGGTGATATTGGAGCTGGATATGGTTTTCAATGGAGACATTATGGTGCTGAGTATACTGGTTGTAATGACGATTATAACAATAAAGGAATTGATCAAGTAAATATGTTAATTCAAAATATTAAAACGAATCCATATGATAGACGTCATATTTTAACAGCATGGAATCCATCTGCTCTTGATCAAATGGCTTTACCTCCGTGTCACTGTTTTGCACAGTTTTATGTTGAAGGTGAATTTCTTAGTTGCCACATGTATCAACGAAGTGTTGATGCATTTTTAGGTTTTCCATGGAATATTTTGTCATATTCACTTTTAACAAAAATAATTGCATTAAAATGTGGTCTAGAAGCAAAAGAATTAATTATATCTACAGGAGATACACATATTTATAAAAATCATATTAATCAAGTCAAAGAGCAATTAAGTAGGACTCCGTTTGAAAGATTTCCTACTATTTTATTAGATAACTCTATTAAAACAAAAGATTTTTCTGAAATAATAATTGATGATTTTACATTATGTGATTATAACCCCCAAGAAGCTATTAAAGGTTTGATGGCTATATAAAAATTAATTGTTATTAATAATTATAAATGTTGGTTGCTAATCTTGAAAAAGCTGAACCATTAAAAAAAATTGTCAATACATTGATTGATTTAATAGGAAATATTGAATGGAATATATCCGAGAATGGTATCTATATTCATACAATGAATACATGTCATACTTGCGTAATTGATGTACATATTCCATCTAGTGCGTTTATATCATATAATTGTGAAGAAAACTTTGTGGTGAATATTTCACTTGCAAATTTTTCAAAAATTTTAAAATGTATTTCAAACGAACAATCAATATATATCAGAAGGTGAAATTGGAAAAGCACATGTGTTATTTAATAACAAGAATATTGAAATAAAAGTAGATAATGTTGATTTAGGAATATTTTCTGCTAGATATCTTATGTCCATGGTAAAATCATGTTGTATGATACAAGAAGGTTTTGATGTAGAAGTTTATCTTTCAGAAGAAAAACCTATAATGTTAATTTACAATTTGATGAACAGTTTTGGAAAATTAACATATTTCTTAGCTCCTAAAATGTTAGATTGATATTATATGTTTATAAACAAGCAGAGCGCATACTGCAGCAATTACTTGTATAATTACAAGAATTATAAATTTTTTTATATTGATATCACTGTTTAAAAACAATGTTAATGTAATTACAGGATTAAAATATCCACCATATGATATTAAATTTGGAAACAACATTATTAAATATGTTAAACCTATAATAAATGGGATTACAAATTGATGGAAATTATGTGCTATATAAATACTCAATGAACATATAAAAGTTCCTATAAATTCAATGACAATTGTTGGTAATAACATTATAATTCTTTAAAATATTTTTTTTCATTCCATGGTCAATCTAAGAACAAATACATGATCATGATTTTCAAAATTGTATAGTTCATTATTTTCATCTAAGAACAATATATTAATTTCTTCGTAATCTATATTTACGATTGGAATTTCAGCACATATGTTTTTATTTTTAGTTTTAATACATAATGGGTTGTCAGAAAATTGTGGAATTACCATATGAACACATGTGTTGTTAAAATTGTATATATAATCAGAATCCATGATAAATTTACCATTATTATAGTCTACTAATGAATCACGTGATATGTTATTAAAACCTAATATCTTAGCTAATGATGGCGACATATTCCAATTTATATTAAATTCTTTATTTGAATAAAATGTATATTTATCCGTGTTTACGTTAAATACCAATTCAATTACTTGATGAGTAATATTACGACTTAATGATTTTTGTATTTCATTACACAACAATTGTGGATCTTCTTTATAATTTCCATTAGGTATATAAAGTTGGTATTCATTTAGCATAAAATCTGTAACATAAAATGTATTACATTTTTCATTGATTAATGTCCTTGTAAGTGGGATATCTGGATCAACAATTTTAACTTTACTAACAGTATTTGAATTTATAATAAATGAAAGAGTATAATTATTAGGACTCGGATGTGTATCAGTATTCCTAGTACGACTATCAATAAGAATGTCAAAATACATTACTATATACTAAATATAGACTAATGTTTATATATGTAAAATATTTAAAGATTCATGGTTCATCTACAAATATCTACAATGAATAATGGATTTCTCACTGTATCAAATTTGATAGAATGTATAAATGTGTTTACAGATTACATGTCTAAAACATATTCTATTACTGTATTTGATGTTACAGATGAACAAGAACTTAAAGAGATTTTTTATAGCGAAATGAAAATCGTATCAAACAATCCTGTTTATACTAATTATACATTGAAAGATAAGAACAATCATGTTATGAATATAATAAAAAATAAAATATTAAATTTATCACGTCAAATGTATATACCAGATATTACAGAACGTATTCAATCGAAAAAAGATGATGATATAAAACGCGAATATGATACATTACTAAAATCAAGAAATGATGAAAATCAAACAGAAAAACAACCCATACCAAAGGAATTAGCAACAAGTATACAAGATAATGCTATGACAGATCAAGAAATAAATGATAGGATTAAACAATATGAAAATAGTAGACTTTTTTCAGATATTGAAACAAAAAAAGTAAGCAATAACGACGATCCAAAAGAAATTTATAATATAGAACCATCAACTAAATTAGATATAAATAATAAAATAAATGATACAATAAAGGAATATGTAATACCATTACCGAAATTTATTACAAGAAATAATTATATATCAATTAATAGTAATGATCGTGATTGGAGTATACATAAATACAGATATCAATATGTTGTTGAATTTTCATCACAAAAAAGTAATTCTATTTTGAACTCTCCTAAGAACATTGAGAATATAAAAGTTAATTATGTAACAATACCCTCAGAAATTTGTGAAAGAAGAACATATAGATATGTTCCTAAACTTCAATATCAACATGATTTTGATTTTCAATATCCGTATATTATTTTGAGAATAGATGAACTACCTAGTAATTATGATGGAACTAATAATGTTGTTAGAAACTGTTTTTGTAAACTTTTATTTGATAAAACATATAAAACTCCAAATGGAAGAGGATACACAGTTTTGAAAACAATGCAAGATGAATCAATATCCTTTAAGCCTAATAGAATGCCTGTAATTCAGCAATTAACTTTTAGTTTTTTAAAACCAAACGGGGCTTTGTTTAACGATAGCGTAGATGATTATGAGTTGTTTAAAATAGAGTATGAGGCATTTAATCCACATTATTTAAAAATATTTATCAACAAATATTTTGATAAAAACGAATTTTACATTGGAGACCACATAACAATAAAAAATTTTACAATGAACAATGAGAATTCGAATATAAAATCACCAAAACTAGTAGAATTTATAAATAAAAAAGAAGGACATGATATATTAGAACTAGGACAACCCAACAATGATGGGTTTTACAATTCATTCTATATTCTTGCACCAGGATATATTGATCAATACAAAGGTGAACTTTGTGAAGATATAGAAATTATTGAAGCATTAAATAGTTATAATTCAGATATTAATTGGAATTCAGTAAAAACTACATGTGGAGATATTATAAATACTTCATTACAAAACACAATATCTATGAAATTCACAGTTTGTATTCCAGATTCAACTACAGCTATACCTAAGCATATTTAATCTACAACTATACCTAACGATTTTAAAACTATATGTGATGCATTGTTTTCCGCATTCTTTTTAGAAGTTCCGGATCCAATCCCAAGCAATGCATCATCAATTCCTTTTATACATACATTATATATTTTTGTTCCACATGATTTAGTATCAACACTCATTTCAAAATACTTTGGACACATATTGTGATTATATTGGAAATGTTTAATCAACATATCTTTGTAATTAGAATTTTTTCTAATTAATTCAGAAAAATCAATATTATCTTCTATCATGTTAATAATCCATTCCTCAACCAAAGAATAACTATTCAAATCATTTATCATAGCTCCAATAAATGCTTCAAATGCATCCTCTAGTATTTTCTTATTAGACCTACCATCATTTTCTTCAATTTGTTTAGATATCAAAACGTATTTTTCAATCATTATTATTGTTGCAAAATGTGCTAACATTGTTCCGTTTACAAGTTTTGTTCTTATTTTTGTCATAAATCCTTCATTCTCATCAGGATATCGGTTGAATAAATATTTACCAACAACCAAATTGATAACAGCATCACCAAGAAATTCCAATCTCTCATTAGATTCTTCTTGAAGAGGTAGACAATTCTCAGGACATTGAAAATTTCCGTTGATAAAATTTTCGTTTTTTCTTGTACAATAAGATCTATGAACAAATGCTTGCCTGTAAACATTTATATTATTAACACATCCATTAGGAAGATATCTTTTCAAAAGGTTTTCTATGTCATCAATGTCCACTAAAACATTGTTGATATTATAGGGAAGATCTTGTACAGCGTCCATGATGAAAATTATATGTTAATGCTTTAATATATTTTCATTTTTATATATAAAGATATATTTACATATCTTTAATAGTTATATGGATGAGTTTCAACTAATCATTGATTATAGAGAAAAGGCCTTAATAGAATGTGGTAGTATATGTGTTCCATTTACACAACAGAATTTAGACATAGGTGATTTTAACATTGTAAAAAAAGATACAAATGATGTTTGTTATGTATTAGAAAGAAAAACTGTATCAGATCTCATAGCTTCTATAAAAGATGGTAGATATATTGAACAGAAAACTAGAGCTGTTTCTATTTATGGAGTAAGAAAGTTTGCATACATAATTGAAAAAAACAACAATTTTAATTGGAATACAGAGGATAAACAAGTAAAAACTGCAATCATTAATACAATGTTAAGAGACAATATACATGTTTTCTTTACAGATGATTTATGTGATACTTGTTATCTTATTAATGATATTTTTAATAAATTCAAAATTTATGATAATAATGATTTCTGTATATCTGAAAACAAATACATTCAATCATCCATAAAATCTAAAAAATCAGAAAACATAAAAGATTTTAAAATAGTTACTAAAATACAATTATCAAACATACCAGGAGTGTCATTAAACAACGCTGAAAGTATATTGTCAGAATTCAAAGTTGAAAAAATGCAATCTCTAATAGATGTATTTAAAGAAGAGCAAGAAAAAGGAACACTTAAGAAAAGGCTTTTACACATACCAGGTATTGGAAAAAATAAGGTTAATAATCTTATTTCATATTTGTTAAATTGAATTTGTTTTTATATTCATTAAATTGAGAATCAAAAGTATTAGTATATTGTATTGATTTGTTTAAAGTTTTACTAATATACGATAAAGTATTGTCTGAAACAAAAATGTCACAAACCATAACTAATTCTATATTCATATTTTCATTTTGTTTTTTATTTTTATCAACAATTTGATAATAATCATACAAAATTAATTCTTCTTTTTTATCTAAATCAAACTTTAATTCATATGTATATCCTATTTCATTATGGTCGATGTTAATAGTAATAGTTTTAGATTGTTTGCACCCATTGTCATTGCATTCAAAATCTGATGTTATGTTCAATATTTCTAATGATCCATTTGGATCCCATAAAGGTAAGTGTTTTTTCATTTTGTTATTGTGAATATTAACTAAAATATTCTTTATAAAATACAATTGATTAGAGTTAAAGTTAGTCTTGGATATCATTATTATATAATACATAAATTTAATATAATGGATTGAAAAACTCAAAATCAAAAACATGTTTCAAAATATGAGGCTCTATGCTAGTTTTATATAATCTTATATTGTCAATATAAAGATTACTATTTATGCTCCAATTTTCACCAAAAATAGTATCAGTCTGTTTACGATTCAAGATATTAACAGAAGGAGATATAGAAAATTTATGAAGTACACCATTTCTATAAAAACGCACATCTTTACCATTATATGATAGACAATAATGAACCCATACATTACTATCATTTTGTATATCATCAACTAGAGATGTATTGGTTATATAATGAAATATTGAGATAAAATTAGATTTTATATTTATCTCAAATTCATTAGATTTACATAAGTTAATTGTGTCAATTATATCATCTCTCTTTAACCAAAACATAATAGTAAATACTTCATTCATATATTGTTTTGAAATCACTATATTTGCAGAATTAAATCCAAATAAACATACATTTCCTCTCTGAGAATCATTCTTTATTTTTCCTTTCCCCTCAAAAGTAGGATAACTGCTAAATAATATATTATATACTAAACCATCCCAATTGAATGGAAAATTTATACTTATAACATTGTTATTAAACAATTTCAAACTAGAATATGGTTTGTTTATTTGAAATGTACCGTTTTCAAATGTAATTTCAGTTCCATTATAATAAACTCCCATATACAATTTACATTTAGTGTTAGGACTACATATAATTTTTACAATATTTGTTAAATTCAAATTATTATATAAAGTATCAAAATCAAAAATATCTGTTGTTATAAGCATTTTTTGTCCGTTTTGCCATTCAATTTCAACCTGAGGTATCTTGTCTTTCATTGAAATACCATACAAACGCATGTCATTTAATGAAAAAGTATCACATTTAATACCTGATAAAGGACTTGTTTTTGTACATACTAGACGGTATTTACTACATGGTACTAATTTATTAATGTAAAAATACATAGGATCGTCATTTTCATATATCTTATTAAATGTCTGATTCATCAACAATTTCCATTCGTTCTTGTTGTCAAAACCCAAGAAATAAAGTTCAGATGGAGATTCGCCTTTAGAATTTGTGTTTGGAACAATTAAAAACTTCATGATAGTAGAATAAACATTTGTTTCAACTTGAATCCATTCTCCTCTAATTGTAATTTCTTTCCCATTATCATCAATATAGTTTGATCGTCCTCCACCAAAATAAGTACCAGTGTAATCGTAAACATTTGGTCGTGTTTTTGCAAATGTTGTTCTATTTTGATCAAAAATGTAATAAGGTGGATATAAATAATAATTTTCATATGAAGAAAATGTTATATTATATAATATTCCATCCACAACTTGTTTTGAAAATTTCATACTTCCAGCGGGAAACAATTGCATTTCTTTTCTCCATACTTCTACAATTGTTTTGCCGCGAAAAAAACCCATTGATATCTTTGTGTTACGTTTTGGCAAATCAACTAGATTCCACTCCAGTTCATCGTATAATTCTCCAAAACTTTTTTTATTATTATTGATTCTAAAAACATCATATATATCTTTCAACGAGACTTTGTTTATTGATATATTTTCGTTCATTTATATTTTGAAATATTTTTTTGCTGACATATATCCTTCTTCTATATATTTGTTTAATACTTCAAGTTCAAACCCATTGAAATTAAATAGATCATCTCTATTTTCAAAGTTTATTTTAATAAATGAATAACCTTTATCTTCTGATGGTGTTTTGAATGTATAATATTTGTATAATTCTATAATATGTTGAAAATAATCAACAAAATTAATATTATCTAATTCATTCACTACAAATTTAGGTTTTGAAAAACAAACTGCTATACATAAAGTATTTTTGCAATTCAATTGAACAGATTCACATATACTATATGGAAAAGGGTCAACAATACCACCATCTAAATAATATTCATCATTATATTTAATTGGTTGAAATAGTATTGGAATACAACAAGACATCAATGTTGCTGTTATAATAGGAATATCAGGATGAGAATCCACTGACAAGTATTCAGGAATTCCTTTGTTAATATTACATGTACAAAATACAATATTCTTTCCAGTTTTTTTTACAACATCAATAATAGTTGCTGTTTTTTCATATTGTTTATTTATCAATGCTTTTTCAAGTATATCTTTTATCTTAGAATGATCACATAATCCCAATGTTGTTGTTAAACTTAATATACTTGTCAAATCATATTTTACAATGTCTTTACCCACACATTCACTTACAATAAAGTTATATATTTCTATTGGAGAATATCCAATTACATAAAATAAACACACTAATGAACCTCCTGATGTTCCGACAAAATTTTTAATATCTTTTAAAATGTCTATATCTTCTAGATATTTCAAGCATCCTATGAATGAAAATGAATAAAAAGATCCTGATGACAATACTAAATTTGTATATTTATTCATCATATTTATATAAAAAAATATTTATCTTTATATCATACATCCAAAACAAATTTTGAATTTTTATTTTGTTTTACAGATTTTGTAAAATTATTATTAGGTTTAACATTGTTTTCTAAAACTATTTGTTTTGGCGGTGGTTGTGGAATATCATTGTTTATAACACTTTTCCAAGATATATAAATTATTTTAGGGAAATAATATTTTATCATAAAACCATTATTAGTCAAAGTAAAAATTATGAATTGTAAACAATCTTCTAATCTATATACAGGTTTTCCAATAATGAATTCAGGAATCTCAAAATAAACTCCTGGTAATCCCTTTTCTAATGCTAATCTCATCTTTTGATGACATTTGTTTAAAATAAAGTTAAAAGTTTCAAAATGCTTCATTTTATTTTCTTGAATTTGTTTTTCAAATGATTTGATATTCAATTCTAACATCTGTTTATAATTTGAATCATTTTATTTTACTAATTTTGTTCCAATTGTTAAAACTTGCTCAAGTATTAATATTAAAAAGATACCGCATACAATGTACAATATAAATTCCAAATATAATTGTTCCTTTTTATCATATGATTGAGATGCATTTTGAGCAAATGTCTCGTATGCATCTTGAACATGTGGTCTGATAACGGATTCTTCAAATGTAGGTTGATGTTCAGTTATAACCTCTTCACGAATTATTGGGTTTTCAACCTGTTTAGGTTCATCAATTTTAGTAGCATATTGAAAATCAGATTTGTAAAAATCATCATAATCTATAAAAGGTATGTTTTTATTGTAATCATCAGGTTGAATATCATAAACTTGCGTTTTGTTTTGGATATAAGTAGCCTTATTTGTGTCCATACCAATTCTATCTTTAGGATAGTTCTTGTATAGAGCACAGTTGTCTACTTCATTTACTTTTGTTTTTCTTCGTGTTGTCTTTAAATCATTAGTTCCCCATGCTTCATTTATAAATGCGAATGTCATTGTCTTTTCTTATTTATAGAAAATTAACTCACAAATTTCACTCGTAAAAAATATTTAAAAGTGTTGGCATTACGTCATCAAAAAACCACGAATTATTTGTAAATCCTTTGCACCACCCGATATGACCGCCTATTGTTGTAGTCAAAATATAAATATTTTTATTAAATCTTGTTTGAGCAAACACATTTTCAAGAGTTTTATATGTAAAAAGAGGATCATCAAAAGAGTTAATAATTATTAATGGTATCTTGATGTTACCAATCAAATTATGTGTACTAATTGATTCTAAATATTCTGATTTAGACATTTTAAAGTTTTTAACAAAAAAATCACAACACTTATTTTCATATTGTACCCATTTTTTAAAATATGTCCAAAGTATATTAGACCATATTATATTCATTTCATTAATAGCTTTTGTTACATTAAAACAGTTACCATAAGAAACACAAAATTTAATCTTTTTATTAATGTTTGGTTGAGAACAATACTTACAAACAATATTCCCACCCATAGATACACCTAATAAAACGATACCACTGTGATGTTGCGATACATCATCTATTAAACTACCTAATTCGTCTACCGAGTTAAAGTCAATATATTTTATTTTTACAACAATACATGTCCATCCTTCTTTCATACATTGACGTCCTAATTGAGTTACATAATGTGAATTAATATCACCACTAAGTCCAGGAACACAAATAATCAATGGTGATTCATAATTTGGCATTTTAAAAGGATTGAAAAACCAATATCCAATATTTTTATAAGCATGAAAAGACCATTTTAAATATTTTGGTCGTTTAAAATCTAATATTATACCAATAATTGTTTGTGTAACAGATCCATATAGTATAGGATCAAATTGAGGAATAAGATCAATCAATTTTCGTTTTGTAAAATAATTACTAAAGTGTGTGTACACTTTTAAAATTGATTTTTTTCGAATGAAAGGTTGTAATATCAATTCAAAAATAAACAAGAATAATATAGCCAAATAACAAAGCATTATATTGAACATATTTAAATGATTTTTATATGCGTATATATATTTGAATAAATTTTGTTACATGGCATTAGTAAATATGGAAGTAATCCAATACTTGAATTCCGATAAACTTTTTTATGCATTTACAATGTTGACAATGAATTTTGGATCTAAATATGTTTTACAAGATGTAACAGAACTTCAACAAAAAGCATTAGCAAGTAATGTTGCTAAAAAAATTATTCTTTTTAGCATGATATTTATTGCTACACGAGACATTATTAAATCGATATGTATAACATTTGTTATCACTGTTTTTATGCAATATTTTCTTAACGAAAAAAGTAGTTTATGTATAATTCCAAATCTTGTTGAAAAACCATTAATAAATGAATATATTAAATTATTTAAGAGTATAAAATGAATCAAACTATAATTTTTACATGTTTATTAGCATTACTTACATTCATTGTGTTACATTTATTATTATATTGTGAAAAGAAACCAGAATCGTTTAATGAAAAAAAATCAGTTAATGATGTTTTAGTTCAAGTATATGATGAGATTAACAATAATGTTAATGAATTCAATAATACTAATAGAAATATAAATAATGAAATATCAAATTCGTTTTACAGCATGCATGGAAAAATTAAACAAATGGATGAAAATGTTATTCAAAATATTGGAGGTATAAAAAACAAAATTTATTACTAAACAAGTCGTAGAAAGTGAATACGTTCCAAATAGTTCATTTAAAAGAGAAATAGAAAAAAACAAAACTTTGTTTGATGATACAAATAATCAAATTAACATAGTAAATGATAAGATTAAAACTGTAAATAACACTATCTCAACTGATTATGCTCCAAAAGCTTGGTGTTATGGTGAATTCGCCAATATAAAAGATATGCGTTTTGTTAAAGATGTACAAAATGATATGCTTGTTAACTTTGCAAAAAAGAATGATCTTTCTAATCATAAAAATGAAGTAAATGCAAATATAAAACAAATAGAAAATAATCTCAATGATTTTAAAAGTTATACTGATAATACATTTGCATCTACAGAAAATGTTAAAAATATGTTAGATCAATCATATACCCCATTACAATATCACAATGCCATGTCAAGAAAAGTGAATGATACACTTGTTACATTAAATGATGCGCTAATGAAATCTATTGAATACGATGGAGATACTGCAACATATACAAAGCTTAGAATGTTAGAGGATCAAGTAGAATCAAATAATAAAGATGTCAGTGATATGAAAGTTAACATGGATGGTATAACTCAAAATACAATAGATAGGAATGAAATTTTACTTGGCAAGTTTAGAATTAGTGGTGTTGAACCCGGAAATAATATTAAAGTTTTTAATAAAGAAAAAACAAACCTATCTGGTGGTATTACATTATATGATGTTGATACACAAAAAATAAATGTTAATAATACTGCTGCGTTCAACGGAGTTGTAAATTTAGGCACAAACAATTTAAGACCTGTTTTAATAAATGGTCTAGCTGATGTTAATATAAGTGAAGGTACATTTATATTAAATGATAAGAAAGCTAATCATAAGATTGCAGGTAATCTTGATGTCGATAAAATCAAAACAAACACAATACAAGTGGGAAATAGTATTCTTGATATGAACTATATAGATAAATTACACGACAAAATAGAATCATTAGAAAACAAAATAGATTATCTATATACTAGTCAAAAATAAATCTCACTTTGTATATAATGATCCAAATAATTGTCGGTGTAATTCTATTAATTCTTACAATCGTTTCAATAACTTTATCTATTATATCAATACTTAAAGCTAAAACTACACAAAATAATCTTGATAAGTGGATTCAAGAAGTTAAAACAAGAATGAGTTCACTGATTAAAGATATTAATACTGTAAATGAACTTGAGTATAATTATGATATTCAACAACAAGAAAATATCAATTCATTATTGAAACCACCTAACGTATAATGTTTTCTTCTTCAATGACAATATAATCTTCAGGTTTTATGTACTTGCTCAAAAATAATTTAAAAGCTGATTTATTCATACTACCTGTTTTAACCTCAACAACATTTCCATCACGCATTATAACCATACTTGGAAAGCTTGTTATGTTATATTTTATTCTTGCTTCTTTTGTATCAGATTCTTTTGTAACAACCCACTCTTTATTAGATTTATCATGTCTAGTGTATTCAGACATGACTTCTGAAAACACGGGATCGAATTGGACGCAATACGGGCATCCGGGCATTATAAACAATATGATCTTATTGTTTCTTGTAGGTTCTATATATTGTTCTTTTTGTTCATGTTTTTCATTCTTTTCGTGTTTGTAAACCATTTTGATAACATAATAAACTACATAACAAATCAACAATACTAAAATAAATATTAAAATATAAGTTAAGATTGTATTAACCTTGTTCATGTTACACGATGTATGCATACTGTTAATAATTTATTATAACAAAATAAATATAAAAGTAAATATAATTGAATAATTACATGTCGGAATTGGAAATTAGTGTGGTCACAAAACTTGAAAATTTATTTAGCATGTATACATGTTTTTCTAAAAATAACAGTATTAAAACATTTCATAAAACTAACAATAAAAACAAATATAGGAAAAAACAAAATAATATAAATTATAAGTTTCATTTAACAAATGATGAAAATATTGAAAGAACAATCAAATCTCTAATGAACAAAATTAATAATAATAACTATAACATTATATATCAAAAAGTAAAAAACGTAATCGAAACTCATAATTCAAATATTGCAATTAATCAGATAATAAACACATTATTAACAGAAAAAAATTATACAATTCTTATTGTTAATCTATTGTATGACATTCATTCAAATATAATAAATATTGATGAATACTTATTGGTCTTCTTGGACAATTTAAAAGATGAGATAGATAATTTATTAAGAAATAGTTTGTTCTTGCAAACTGAATTTGAAAATTATAATCTTTTTTGTGATCACAATAAATTGAAACTTAAATACATCAATAAATTAATTTTTATACATTTAATAAAAAAGAAATTTCCAATATATGAACTAAAAGTTAATGAAATAATTAATGTTTTTTTACATAATATTTCAAAATATGAAATAATTATAGATATGTTAATACAAAGTAAAGTTGTTCCTAAAAGTCAAATTAAAGAAAATATTAATATGGATACTGTTTCAAAAAGAATTGAAATATTATTGAATCTTTAGCTTAGAAAGATTAGTTTCAATAAATTGTTCCATCTGTTTTAGTTTAGTTTCATCTTGAATAGATGAATTTAATACATCTGTATAAAATTTTAATAAACTATCGTAAGTGTTTTTGTGTACTCTTCTAAGTTTATCAATATAATCTTGATGTTTAGTATTTATCATATAATCTCCATTTGATTCATTTTCATTTTCATCATCACCTGACATTGCTTTTGCATATTCTTTTATTTTAGCAGCTATAGCATCTGCAGCACTTACACTAGTTTCATTAAGTTTTTTGGGGATCGTACTAATATAAACAACAGCATCATTAAATAAACATTGCATTTTTATTATATAAGTAGAAGTTTTATATCATCTATTTGTTGTTGTATGACTTTGAGTTTTTTATCTATAAATGTTTTACTAAAAGTTACATTATTGTTCATTGTTTCTATTGTATTTAATGTATTTGTTATAGCATTTTGCATTATTGTCTTGTTTTTTTCTTCTATTTTCGATTCATGAGATATTGATTCATTTTCTTTTTCTGTCCCATTTTCAGTTACAGTTTCAGTTTCAGTTTCATTATTGATAGTTTTTTCACCATTTATAGCTTTTTCAATTTCTTCTTTAGTATTCATAGCCATATACAAATCCAGCTCTTCTTGACTAGGGTTTTTTTGATATTTCTCATCAAATAATTTGAAAATAAATGTCTTTAAACCCTCTTTTTCTGGATTCTCGTTTTCTGTAAAGTGTTCGGTTCCCCATAACATCTGTATTCTCTTTTTCTTCAACTTTTCCAACATATTCATCCTTTTCATCTATATATTTTTGTGGTCTAAATAAATCTTGATCCTCGATATTGTCTTCATCATCATTCCCATTTTTAACAGAATCAATTAATGCTTGTATAGCTGGCTCGATAATAGATTGAACCTTAGATGGAATAGAAGTAATATTTTCAACAAACGATGAATCGATACAATTCCCAGCTGTTGTTGCAGTTGTTGATGTAGTTGTCGTTGCAGTTGCTTCTGTTGCTTTTTCATTATCATTTACATCTTGTGTATCCTCATTTTCATAACATTCTTTTTTTTCTTCAAAAAAACCAAGATATGTAATCATCATTAACAATAAACATATTATCAATGTAAATTCATAAATATTGATATTGAATGTAGAATAAAATACTATAATGGATGTGAATATTATTATCAATATCCATGCCATGCTTTAATTTAATTTGCAGAAAAACATTTACTTATAGTAAACAATGTCTCAAAAACTCGCTATTGTTATCGATATTGATGGAACAATAATTGGCGATATAGTACCTCAGGTAATAGAATATGACATTTTAAATAAATACAATAAAAATGGCATTAGATATTTTAAAAAATTTCTAACAGATTTATTAAAAACAGAACTTATTAGACCAGGATTAGTTTCATTTATTCAAAATATTAGCAAGGAAAATAATAACGTGCATTTTTTTATATTTACTGCTTCCGATCATAAATGGGCGAATTTTCTTGTTCCTTGTATTGAAGCTGCACTAAACATAAAGTTTAGCCGTCCTATATTTACACGAAAACATATGAGTTACTGTAAAAAAACAGGATCATATAGAAAATCTTTAAAAACTATATTACCACAAATAAGTAAATCTGTAAAGTGTCAAATAAATCTTAAAAATTGCATAATGATTGATAATAATGATACATTAGTTTCAGATGAATCAAAAAGATTGATACTTTGTCCGACTTATGAATATGTATTATATCAAGATCCATTAAAATTTGTTCCAGCATCTGTTTTAAAACATAATCTTCAAAGTATAATCATGATTTTGAAATATGTTCCATTTTTTGAAAATCTAAAACAAAATACTGAAATAAATTTATTTTATGCTAATTTTTACAATATAATTTCTAAAATGCATACGATTAATTGCAGCAAGGAAGATAAGTTGTGGAAAACATTAGAAGATTTGATAATAAAATACTTGAAGTTAAAAAACAGAAACGAGTTTAAGGATTCATTGACATTTAAAATTAACCAGAAAATCTCAAGATGAAAGTTTTGAGTATTGATATCGGATTAAAAAACCTTGCGATATGTTTAATTGATGAGAAATTAAACATATATGATTGGAAAGTGTTAGATATATCATCCAATTCTAAAAAACAAACGATAGAGAATATAGCAGATAATATTCATACTGTTTTTTATACTAACATGGAATCATGGGGACATATTGATAATGTAATTATAGAAAATCAACCTGTATTAAAAAACCCCACAATGAAAACTGTACAAATATTGGTATATAGTTACTTTCATATGCAAAAAAAACATTCCCGTGTAGATAACCTACATTTTGTTTCAGCAAAAGGTAAATTGTGTGTCGAAAATGTAGTTACATGTACAAAATATAAAAGCAAGTACAGAAATCATAAGATGACTTCAATATTGACAACAAAAGAATATTTAAAAAATAATGATACACAAATAGCTTTTTTTAATGAAAATACTAAGAAAGACGACCTAAGTGACTGTTTCTTACAGTCTGTTTATTTTTTACAAAAGTTATAAACTATATTTTTTTCTGAATTTACACCAAGGAATGTCAGTTCTCATAATAATAATTGTTGTTGTTATATTAATATTTTTATTTTTAGTACAAAGATATCATTCAACTAAACTTAAAGATGTTGTAAACGAAAAATACTCAAATAATGACCTGAATTTACCAGATATTATTTTACAATATAATAATGGAATTGAAAACATACAAAATCATATCGAAGAACAAAATAATTCTATTAATTCAATTAAAGTTTCAACATATGACAAAAAAACTGTAGATAGCATGATTGGAAATATACAATCCGATTTAAACAATTCAAAAGAAATTCTACATGACGATATTTTAAAGCTTGAAAAGGAAGTAAAAGTTAAAACACCATACGATTATGTTAATAACAATTTTTATAACAAGAATGAAATTTCAAAAACCCTTGCTTCATACGCTACTCAAAAAAATGTTGATCTACAAATGTCAGAAATTAATAAAAAAGCAGAAGATTCTTATATAACAAAGTCTGCTGCATATAGTACATTTGTTGACAAAGGGAAAGTAGTCAATTTAGAAAACAATGTCAATGAATTAAAAACAAAAACAAATACAATTGAAAATCAACAAAATACTTTTTTTAATACATTACCTACATATGTCACAAAAAGTGATTTAACAGCATATGCTAGATATACTGATTTTGCTGATTTAAATAAACGATTTAGTGAAAATGTTAAAGACATGAGCAAAAATTATGAAACTGTAAATAGTTTCATTGGTATACAAAGTGATATCAACAAAACATTCCATGACAAAGATGAATTATTACAAAATGATGTACTCAAAATGCAATCTAATCATGAAGACCTAGTAAATAAACTAGGAAATTATTTGAATGCAGAACAAGTATATGCTCTTTTACAAGAATCTTATGCACCATTACCACAGTTTAATATATTAAGTGATGAAGTTGATGATTTATATTCCAATCTTAATAATTTAGATATACGTACAAGAAATGTTGAAAATAATCTAAAAATGAAAGACACACAATTGTGTTTATCAGATCCTATAAGTAAAAAGAATGTTTGTATGATGGGAACTGAATTTTCATTGTTAAAAGATATAATGAATCAATATTATTCCGATCAAGCAGAAGATTCAAAAAGATTGCAAGAATTAGAAGCTGCTAATAATGCAAATTTGGATAACATTAGAAGATTAAAGAAAGAATTGGAAGATACAGAAGTTAGAAGAATTATAGAAGAAGAAGAAGCAAAAAAAGCAAGAGATCTTATAAAACAAGAAGCTATTCAAAGTGATATTGAAATGCAAAAAGTTATTTCAAATGCTATTTACGAAGTCAAAGTACAAACACAAAACGAATCAGAAAATATAAGACAATTACTTGTAACAGAAGAACAAAAATCTAATGAACAGAGAAACAAAATACTTGCATTAAACAGTCAGCTTCAAAATGTTAGAGGCAAACTTAATCAAGTTGAACTAGTTGACGCTGAACAAAATGATACAATTAACGAACTCAAAACTATTATAGAAGATTTTGAAGAACAAAAAAAAAAGTTTAAAGAAACTATAATTGAAAAAGATGATACAATAACTTTACTAGAAAAAGAAAGATTAAGGCAAAATCTAGTAATTCAGGAACAAGATGAAACAATAAAAATGAAGGAAGAAGATTTAAATGTATGCAATTCTCTAAGATCCGAATGTGTTGACATAAACTTACCAAATTGTAGAAACGAAAATATAGAAAAACAACAAACAATAATTAATAATGAAAAAACAATAAGTGATCTAGAATTAGAATTATCAGAATGGAAAGATAAATATGAATTAACAGAATCACTTTATAATGCATTACAAGAAGATTGTAGACCTAAAATTACTCAAGAACAATGCGATGATCAAGATCGTGTTGCATATCAAAAGAC